AATGGACCTTAAAGACCTGATTCCTGATCCCGCCAACCGCCGCAAACACACGCCCCGGAACCTCGGCATGGTGGCGGACGCCCTGCGCGAGGTCGGTGCGGCGCGGTCGATTGTGATCGACGAAGACAACGTGATCTTGGCGGGGAATGGCGTGAGTGCCGCCGCTGGCGAAGCAGGTATCACGCGGGTGAAGGTGGTGGAAGCGGCGGGTGATGAGCTGGTCGCAGTGCGGCGCGTCGGGCTGACGGACGAGCAGAAACGCGCGCTCGCGCTCTACGACAACCGCACGGGCGAGCTGGCGGAGTGGGATTGGGCGCAGTTGGCGACAGATAAGGCCGCCGGGTTGCCGCTTGCGCCGTGGTGGACCGCCAGCGAGGCGTCTGCGTGGTTGCCGCCAAACACGGGCCTCACGGACGCCGATTCCGTGCCCGCCGAACTCGATTCCACGTCGATTCGGCGCGGCGACCTGTTCCAACTGGGCGTGCACCGGCTGCTGTGCGGGGATGCGACCAATGCCGACGATGTGACGCGCCTGATGCAGGGCGAACGGGCCACATTGTTCGCCACGGACCCGCCCTATGCCGTGGGATACGAAGGTGGATCGCACCCGAAGACGCGTGGGAACCGCGCCAGCGCGCACCGGAACAAGGACTGGTCGGAGGATTATCAGGAAGCCAACAACGTCGAGGATGGGGCCACGCTCTACCACGGGTTTGTGCGCATGGCGGTCGCGCACGCGATCACCGACCGTGCGGCGTGGTATTGCTGGCACGCCTCGCGGCACCAGATGATGGTGGAGAAGGTGTGGAACGACGCCGGTGCGTTTGTGCACCAGCAAATCATCTGGGCAAAGAGTCGTCCGGTGTTGACGTATTCCGTCTATCTCTGGCAGCACGAGCCCTGCCTCTTTGGCTGGGTAAAGGGTAATAAGCCCGCCGTCAACGTCGCGAAAGGGGCGAAGGCGGGGACGACGGTGTGGCAGATTCCCAACAGCGAAGTCGAAAGCCACGAGCATCCCACCAGCAAGCCCGTGCGCATCTTCGGGTTGCCCATCGATCTCCACACCGACCTCAACGAGATCTGCTACGAGCCGTTTTCTGGGTCGGGCACGCAGATTATTGCAGCGGAACAGCGCGGCCGCCGGTGTTTTGCGCTGGAACTCTCGCCGACGTTTTGCCAAGTCACGATTGATCGCTGGGAAGCCTTCACGGGGCAGACCGCCGTGAAAGTCGCTGAGGCCGTGCGTGCGTAGGACGTGGACGTGCTCGTATGACTACGACTGCGTGCATCGCTGGCGCTGGTCGGCGGCGCTGTGTCAGCGTTGGCGGAAGTGGCGGCGATGAGGAGGAACCATCCGCAACCCACGGTGTTGAAAATCCTGCGGGGCAATCCGGGGAAGCGGAAGTTGAATGCCGACGAGCCGCACCATGCGCAACTCGATCCGATTTTGCCGGCAGAATTGACCGATCCGCTCGCGCAGGCTGAATGGCATCGCATCGTCACCACACTGGTTGACCGAGGACAAGTCACGACGGTGGATCGCACGGTGCTCGCGGGCTATTGCCTGAAGTATGCGCAATGGCTCGCGCTCGAAAAGGAAGCGGCCACGCATCCGTTCATCGTGCGCTCGCCGAATGGGTATCCGCTGCCGAATCCCGCGTTGTGCATGGCGAATAAAGTCTTTGGGTTGCTGTTGAAGGCCGCCGCTGAGTTGGGCATCACGCCGAGTTCGCGCTCGCGCGTGGTGGCGCAGACCCCGAAGGCCACGACGATGCCCGAAGGCAAATGGGCGGGGCTGTTGAAGTGACATGGCCCGCACGAATCCCGCCACCCAAAAAGTCAAACTGATCAATCAACTCACCCATACGAAAGGCCCCTTCGCGGGGCAACCGTTCCGCCTGCGCAAGTGGCAGGAGCATCAAATCATCCGCCCGTTGTTTGAAGTGGACAGCACGACCGGCTTGCGCAAGCGGCGCATGTGCTTACTGATGCTGCCACGCAAGAACGGGAAGACTGAAATCGCCGCCGCGCTCGCGATTGACGGGTTGCTGTTCGACAAGGAAATCGGTGCCGAGGTATACAGCGCAGCTGCCGACAGGGACCAAGCCGCGCTCGTGTTCAACGTGGCCGCGCAGATGATCCGCAACGATGCGGAACTCTCAGCGGCCTGCGAAATCGTGGACAGTCAAAAGCGGATCGTGCATCGCGCGACGGGTTCGTTCTACCGCGCGATTTCCGCTGAGGCATACAGCAAACACGGGTTCAACGCATCGCGGGTGATCTATGACGAATTGCATGCTGCCCCCAGTCGGGACCTCTGGGATGTTCTTACCTCCTCTACAGGGGCCCGTGCTCAACCTTTGGTTATGGCTATTTCCACCGCAGGTTATGACCGCCATTCCATTCTGTGGGAGCTGTATAGCCACGCCAAGAAAGTGAAAGAGCATCCCGAGTTGGACCCGTCGTTCCTGCCGATTCTGTTCGAAGCCCCGCAAGATGCCGACTGGACCGACGAGAAAGTCTGGCGGGCGTGCAACCCGGCGCTCGGGGACTTCCGTTCGCTGGAGGAGATGCGCGTGACGTGCGCGCGTGCGCGCGAGATCCCCGCACAAGAGAACACGTTTCGCAGGTTGTATCTGAATCAGTGGACGGAACAAGCGGCCCGCTGGATCAGTATGCCGACGTGGGACGCCTGCGAAGGCGCGATAGACCGCGCGAGTCTGAAGGGCCGCCGCTGCTACGTGGGGCTCGACCTCTCGACCACCACCGACTTGACCGCCGCCGTAGCGGTGTTCCCGCGTGCCGATGGCTTCGATGTGTTGGCGCATTGCTTCATCCCCGCCGAGCGCATCCCAGTGCGCGTGACCCGGGACCGGGTGCCGTATGACGAATGGGTGCGGCAGGGCTGGATGACGGCGATTCCGGGGTCATCGATTGACAACAAGCGGGTCCGGGCGTTTCTGCAGGGCTGGGATAAGGAATTCAACATCAAGATCCTCGCGTATGACCCGTGGAATGCGCACGATCTGATGGCGGACTTAGAGAACATCGACGGCATGACGTGCGTGAAGGTGCGCCCCGGGTATGCGTCGATGTCGGGCCCGAGTAAGAGCTTCGAAACCGCCCTCTTATCGCAGCGCCTGCGGCATAATGGCGATCCAGTCTTGCGCTGGAACGTGTCAAATCTCTCCGTCGAACACGATCACGCGGGCAACATTATGCCGAGTAAGAAACTGTCCACGGAACGGATTGACGGGGCCGTTGCCCTGATCATGGCGATTGATGCGATGGACCGGAACGATCACACGCCGACCCCGAGTTACTCGATGCATGTGTGGGGCTGATATGACACCACCACGACGCGGCCGCCCGCCGTTAGACCCCACGGATCGTTCCGTGAACGTGTGCATCAAGCTCCCGGGCCGCCAGTTCGATCAACTGTATCAGGCGGCCGTCAAAGCCGAACTCACCGTGCCGGAATTGATTCGGCGCGAACTTAAAGAACTCCAAAAGAGCCCCCGCTAACCATCGCCCCGATACTCGTCGGGCAGTGCTGACGCATGCCCATGCGGTGCTTCACGTCAAAGGCGTCGATGCCGAAGCACGGACGATCACGGGCATTGCGACGACGCCAACCCCCGACCGGCAAGGACACATCTTCGAACCCCTCGGGGCCAGCTTCACGAATCCGCTGCCCCTGCTCTTACACCACGATACGAAGCTGCCTATCGGCCGCGTGACGTTGCAACGCGCCACGGCGGCGGGCATTGCCTTCACGGCCACGCTGCCCTCAATTGCGGAGGCGGGGCCGCTGAAGAATCGCGTCGATGAGGCGTGGCAGAGCATCAAGGCGGGCATCCTCATGGGCGTGTCGGTCGGCTTCCGCATTCTCGATGCAATGCCGAGTCGAAAGGGCGACACGCTGAACCTCACGAAGACCGAAATCTGCGAGCTGTCGCTGGTCACCGTGCCCGCGAACATGGAATGCACGATCCGCACGGTGAAATCGCTCGACGCACCGCATTTGGCCGCGATGGGCCAGACGATCCCGCTCCGCGATGGGAGCACGACGCCACGAAAGCCCATCATGACTACTCCGGAAACGATTCAGCAATTTGAAAACACCCGCGCGGCGAAAGTCGCCCGCATGTCGTCCATCATGGAAAGCGCAGGTTT